GACCTTGTACTCACTGCTGCTGCAATAGCAATATCAATATCAAAAGACTTAAATGCAGACGATACTGGTATTCTCGCCGGCCTTTTTACTGCGATCGGTGACAATCTTGCAATAATAGCGGCAAAAAAGCAAACCTGCAGTGAATAAATAATGGTGACTTCTAGGATATCCCGCACCTTCGTCAGTAGATTCAGCTCATGCTTTCTAAGACAGAAAGGTTGTACCTAAAGCTCAAATAGGACTCTAGTAAAGAAAAAACGCCCCTGGTATTGGAACACCAAGAGCGTCAATAAATGAGTGGACAAGTAGTAACCCGTCCACTCTATTTTACATGGTCAAATAAAGAGATTCTGCAGTGTGTACTTTAGCAAGAAATAAAACCCTGTAACCATTGAGATTACAGGGTTTTTTCATGGAGCGGGCGATGGGAGTCGAACCCACCTATCAAGCTTGGGAAGCTTGCATTCTACCGATGAATTACGCCCGCACAGTATTTGTTATTTTAACACTCTCCCTCAAAATTTGCAATACATACAGTATATATTGTTTTGTATTATTTTCTTGCCTCCTCTATGCGTATTAAAAAAGCAAAATTTTAACGGAATATACGAGAGTACTGCGCAGACTTTCTCTGGTTATTTGAAATGGTCCATCTATAGCCGCCAGGCAGCCACATTGCGCTTTTTTATTGCTATTGACGATGAATTGTGGTAGAATATCTGTTGTTATGGTTACTTTTGACTACTCATATTATTGGAGGGAGGTGCTGCAAAATGGAATACAATATCAGCTCACTGCAGGTGCAGGAGCAGTCTCAGATCCTGTCCCCGCGCATGATGCAGTCATTAAACATTTTGCAGATGCCCTCCACGGAGCTGTATGAATTCCTGATATCAGAGGTCGAGGCGAATCCCGTCATTTCCTTCGACAGCATAGATCTGGCAGAGCGCAAGCGCCGCAACACTAAGCACAGATACTCAAACTACGACAACTCCGGAATTGCAGAACGATACACCGACGACGGCAGCAGCCCAGCCGTATCTCTGCGCCTGCAGATGTCCATGCTCAATGCTCCTTACGAGGTGGAGCGTCTCGGCTTGTTCCTGATACAAATGCTGGATGAGAACGGTTATCTCGACCGTGATGAGGTCTACCGCGTTGCTGAAATTACCAGCGTGTCCCCCAAAAGCTTACAGGATGCAATAAAGCTTCTCCAGTCACTGGAGCCCGCCGGTATCGGGGCCTTCAACCTGCAGGAGTGCATCCTTCTCCAGCTGGAGCGGAAGGGACTGGCAGGCAGCGACTCGTGGATCGTCGCCGAAAAATATCTGGAGCTTCTGGGGAAAAACCAGCTCCCACAGATCGCCAAGAGAAGCGGCATCCCGCTCCACAGGGTCATCAACGCCCAGCAGCTTATACGCACGTTAAATCCAAAGCCTCTTATGCAGGAGGCGACGGTAGATGAAATCGAATATATAACCCCCGATATTCTCATCCTCAAGGCGGGCAAGGGCTTCGTCGTCGAGCTCAACCAACTGTCGGCGGACAGTATAACCATCGACAACACCTATGCAGAGCTGCTGCGTGAAACGGACAGCAGCAGCGTCCGTGAGTTTTTAGGAGAGAACCTCAAAAAAGCACAGTGGCTGCGAGACAGCATACGTCAGCGCTGCGAAACTTTAATGGATTGTACTACAGAACTTCTGCGCTATCAGCGAGCATTTTTCGAATACGGTCCAAACTCACTGAGGCCTTACAGCCGGCGGGAGATGGCGGAGCAGCTTGGCCGAAGCGAATCGACAATCAGCCGGGCGTTTAAGGACAAATACATTGAGTGTGACTGGGGAATGTTCCCTGCCGACTACTTCTTCCCAAAGCAGACGGTCGCCGCACAGCCGGAGGTCACAAAAACAGGCGTTGAGAGTATTATACAGAGCATCATAGAAAACGAGGACAGACAACATCCTCTGAGCGACACTGCGATAGCGCAGGAGCTTGTCGAGCAGGGCATCTCCGTAAGCCGCCGTACCGTAACAAAATACCGGGATGAGATGAGAATCCCTTCCGCCTCACGAAGAAAAAACTTTTAGTAAAAGAGGACGGCTATTTGGAGCGTTCACTTAGGGATTATTGAAAACAACGATAATTTTTGAGTGACGTCCTCAAGCGGTGCCAACAGAAAGACCACACAACTGACTACAATGTCGGCTGTGTGGTCTTTTTCTATATCACCGCCTTTCCGGGCTGCCGCCGTTACCGCTTATTCAGCCTTTGCCACATTGTTGCGGAAATTGGATTCCTCCGCAGTGGTCATGTCGAAGTACATCACCCGGTTTTCGGCATCGTACTCGCCGGTCACCTTATAACGCTTCTTGGCATCGAAACCGGGAATCATTGCAACGATAACATCACGCAGGTTCTTGTTGCCGCAGGAGAGCGTGGTGGTCTGCTCGGCTCTCGGCTTGGAGAACGGAGTGGCCTTGGCCTCATTACCCTTGCAGACACGGATGGCGAACACCTTGTGGGCAGCGTCCAAGCAGTACTGGACATTCTGCGGGTAGTTCAAGTCCTCCAGAACACGTTTGCTGAAGGTGATGCCGTTCTGGTTGATGAAGATGTCAGGGGCAGCGTTGGTGTTGATATCGATAACCTCAAGGTTGATAGTAGAAAAATTGATTGCCATAATTATTCGTTCCTTTCTTCTTGACCATCGTCAAGCTCGTTAATACTGTTGATAATTTGAATGAACTGGTCTCGTTCTTCCTTTGACCACATCATATCGAGGAGAAAATACCCTCGCAGAACGCCGGATTTGACCTTGGCTACAGTGAATTTCTTCTTCATAGCCTCCAACGGCTTACTGCTTTTACGCCAGTTTCCGGCATCAAGCAGTTCCTGCGCTTTGTTCCATTGCTCACGCTTTATGATGGCGGGATGGTCATTCTCCCAATACCACTGTGGCAGAATATTGTTATTCTTCGCCGTTTTGTGGGTTAAGTAGTCCTTGGAGTAGGTTTTTTGGTATCGAACATCGCCGCAGTATTTCTCATTTTTGAGAATATTCTTGATGGTAGCCTGCCGCCAATATTCCATACCCTTCGGAGAGCGTATCCCTTGCTCCGTGAGGGATTCCGCAATTTCCCTCGGTGAAGCACCCTCTGTAAAGCTATCGAAGATATATCGCACGATTTCTGCCTCTGCAGGCTCGATTTTGACCCTGCCGGAATAATCTCGATAGTAGCCGATGGTGTTCTTTACAGAGTATTTGTACAGACCCTCCTGCATTCGGTAGCGTATGCCTTCCTTGATTGCAATGCTTTTTTGCTGACTTTCCAGTTCTGCCAAGGCCGACAGAATGGATATGACCAGTTTGTTTTTGCCATCACTGGTGTTAATGCCCTCGGATTCAAAGTTCACCGCCACCGGGGGATTAAGGTCACTCAGTGTGCGCAGCGTGGTCAGTATATCCACAATGTTACGACCGAAGCGGCTGATGCTCTTGGTGAGGATGAGGTCGATTTTCCCGGCACAAGCATCCTCAATCATCTCTTGAAAGCCCTTTCGCTTGCCTACAGAAGTGCCACTTATACCTTCGTCCGTATAGATTTTGACCAGTTCATAATTCGGATTATTATCTATCACGGACTGGAAGTGCTGTACCTGCATTTCAAAACTGCCCACCTGCGCTTCTTCGGCTGTGCTGACACGGCAGTATGCCGCCACACGCACCTTGGGCGCATCTTGATATGCGTACTCCTTCTTTTGGGGCATAATGACATGGACTTTGCGTTCACCTCTGCGATTCTTGGCTATGGTTTCTTGGATTTCCCGTTTCACAGCATCACTTCGGCTACCCGTCTTTTCACCCTTCTGCCGGGCCTGTTCGATACGCTCTGCGTCTAATTTCTTCGCCATTTACGATTTTTTCACACCTCCTTCCGCTGAAAATTGAAAACACCGGGCATCACCTCCTTTCCGATTTCCGGGCATAAAAATAGACCACACCGAGGGAAATCCCCAGTGTGGTCTTACTGCCAGTAGAGTTTATAGTGTGTGGAACTGTTTTGCTAATTGCATGAACGAGGAGTTCGGCATAACCTGCTTGGAAGGAATGAACAGATACTGCCATTCCTTATAGCCGTTTGCCTTGCCCCAACGGGTCGCAACCTCGCAATACTGGATACCACGCTTTTTCTTGGCTATGACATCCGGGTCGTTAAGTTTATCTTCGCCTTTGACTTCAACGAGATATATAACGCCTTCGGTTTCTACAACGAAGTCCGGCTCATAGCTGTGGCCGTGATTGTAAGTGATATTAAATTCCTGCGGTGCCGGACGGAGCCAATTCTGCACATCGGTATCATACTCCAATACCCGTGCAAGGAGCAGTTCCGGGTGGCTGTCGAACTTGGCTCGGTCAAACACACCCTTTTTGATGCCATCAAAGAGGACGGACTGGATTTTTTCCGTATAAGCAGAAAAAAGGCCGACACGCTCCACATAGTTGTAGTGTTGCTCCAGATTGTAGTCTCTTGTGCCGATTACCTCTTCCTGCAGGAATCCGTTCTCGCAGTAGAAATGCTGAAGCATCTGCTTGTAGATTTTATTGCCGATGTCACGCTTGTACATCATAATAATATTCTGCATACCATTGATGCCATAGCGGTCTGCATAGTGGTCGCAGACCTGCGTGATCAGCTTGAACAGCAGAGCGGAGCATTTCTCATAGTCGATTTCCGGCTTTTTGCGAAGCTGTTCCAGAATGACCTTTTTCGGATTGTAACCCTCAAAATCGATAGCCTCACCCTTGATACGCTGCCTGTCCTGCATATCCTCCAAGTTCTGCACGAGGAGTTCATTCTTGATAGGCACATGGGTAAATTCTGCCATATCGAGGTTAAAATCCAAGAAAACATATTCCTCCACGCCTGCATCGGTAACCTTGATGCGAGGGATAGGAATAAATTTGCTAACAGCGGCACGATGGGTCTCTTCCGTTTGGTAGAGCATCCACGCAGCCAGAGGCATTTCATTTTCTTTGAAAACCTCACCCAAGTCTCTGTCATCGGCAACCTTCTGCTTGACCGTTTCCACGATCTGCTGTGCCTGCGCCGGGGTAACAGTGTGACCCGGTGTATGCTGAATATGGTGTGAGACCTCGGTGCTGATGATTTCAGCCGCCTTTTTCAGCAGAGCGTCCGTGGTGTCCGTTTTCGGCAACTGCGTATGCTCGTAGGCTTTATCAAGCGTAGTATCCGTAGGAGGCTCAATGGTCAACTGAGTGTAGGTGGTCTGCTCCGGCACGATTTCTTCAACCTTGATGACATTACCGGCTTTGAAGATGGAATCACCCTTCTGCGCTTCAGCCAGAATATCATTGAATTTATCGTGGGCAGTCAGCATAACCGCATCCACATCTCTGTCCCCGGTGCGCTCACCATACGGCAAACGCAGACCTCTGCCGACCATCTGCTCACGCAGGATTTTCGATGCAGCGGTGCGGAGTGGCACGATGGTATAGAGGTTATTTACATCCCATCCCTCTTTCAGCATATTTACATGGATGACGATTTCCACCGGGTTTTCCGGATTCTCGACATCAAGGAGCAGACGGGTGTTTGCCTCGGTCTCGGAGCCTTTCTGCTTGGAGTGGACGATGATGGTTTTATTGCGGTATGCGCCGTTGCGGAATTCATCGGATTTGATGAAACTTTCCACCCATGCGGCGTGGTCGGTATCCTTGCACACAACGAGCATAAATGGTTTTACGAGATGCTTGCCGTGATTGGCGGCATAGACCTCCAGTTTCCGTTTGGTGCTTTCGTGACAGGTGATGCCGTCCAGAAGCATCATTTTATCAAGCTGCTCATCACCGAAATTATAAAAATCGATGTCGGAGCGAGTGACCGCAAACGGGGTACGGGTATAGCCATCCTCGATAGCCTTGGACAGCGGGTACTCAAATACCACATTCTTAAAAGGCACCTGCTTTGTACCCTTGGTCACAAGCGGTGTGGCAGTCAGTTCCAGACCGAGCAGCGGATTCAGTTCGTTGAGGGCCTGTGCGCCTTTCTCTGCACGATAATGGTGCGATTCATCCATAATAAGCACCAGATCCGGCAGATTGGAAAGGTACTGGTAGAACGAGTCACCGATGACCTCGTTCACCTTCTTCATGTTAGCGCCTTCCTTATTGAACTTATCGATGTTATATACGAAAATGCGAATATCGGATTCAAATAGGGAGATGGTCTTGTCTCGGTAATCATCATCCGTGATAATCTGCGGAGGGGTACTGAAACAGCCGAGGCCTTTGAATACATACTTGGCGCTGCTGTTATCACTCAAGTCTCTTTTCAGCTTATCGTAGATGGTGGTATTGGGCGCAACGACAAAAAAGTTCTTGATACCATGCTGGGTATACAGATAGGCAATAAATGCGCCCATCAGTCTGGTCTTGCCAACGCCGGTGGCGAGGGCGAAGGTCAGTGACATGAAATCACGCTCAAAATCGGAGCAGATCGGATACATGGCGTGGACAGCGCCGAGGGCGGCTTTCAAGTTCATACCCTTGCGGAGCATAACGCTGTTTACGATTTTCTCCAGAATTTTGAGAGACTTCTCCTGCGGTTTACGCAGGGACATTACACCGCTGATATAGTCCGTGGTGTATTGAGGAAAATAATTATTCATCACAATCCTCCTCGTCCCACTCATCGTCATATACCGGCGGATGCACGATATTCAAATTGTAGTCAGCCTTGCCGAATTCACACCGACTGAGAAGCATCTGCGGAATTTTCTTGATGGTTATGTTGCCATACGCCTTGTCCAGACCGCTGTCAAAGGAACGGCAGGCAATGATGAGATATTCGCCATCCTCCATAGTGTCCTTGATGGAATCCAGATAGGTGCTGTTGAGGTGCCGTGTGGTCACGAACAGATAACTGCTTTCATTACCTACGGACTGTTTCCAGAACAAGCTACCATCTGGCTGATAGCGGAAACCCTCATGCAAGGCCACTGCTGCGGCAAGCATATCAGCATTATATTCCTCGTTGATAACATATTCATCAAACGGGTCGCAATTTATAAGAGATGGAGCCAGTTCAAAGAAACGATATCCTCCGCCACCTTGCCATCCAATAGTTTTAGAAATACCGCCTTTATCACTGCCATCTATCACCTTATCTAAACGGTATTTGCAGTGTGAATATGCGTGGTCACCCATCTCGATACCGATATAGCGTCGATTCATTTTGTGTGCCACGGCAGCAGTTGTACCAGAACCGAGGAAGGAGTCTAAAACAAAATCTCCGGGGTTAGAATAGTATTTGAGTATCATCTCCAACAGAGGCTCCGGTTTCTTGCCACCCTTGAAGTCAACGCTACCTTCCAATCTGCAATTGCCGAAGTTTCCGGCAAAATCGCAGAAATTAGCAACCGGCAAGTACTTGAAACTTTTTCCTGTTTTCAGTTCTTCGAGCCTCTTGAGAGGAATTCCAGAATAAAACTTTCCTTTATTTGCTGTTGCTTTTTTAGGGCCACTGATATAGCGGTATCCCAAGCCGTCTTCACCAATGCCTTCTACCTTATAAAGACAGCCAAGGCCATCGACATCTTTTCTCTCAGCTAAATATAATTCAAAGAATTCACCGGCGCTGGCTTTGACTCTGGCCAACGAGCCTGTTGCCCAAGTTTCCTTCAAACCTTCGAAGCAAGGCTCAATTTCCTCAATGTGGTACTGATCAGGCTTGAAAATTTCGACACGTTTATTGCCCAAAGTTACAACTTCACCCGGAGCGTCCTCGACCACTCGCCATTTGAATTTAGCAATATCGTATTCTGCTTGAGGCCTATTCAATTTCGCTAAACTTCTCTGTTTTGCGTACACATGGCACTGTTCAATTACTTTTTGATAGTCGCTGTCCTCTGCCAAAGTCTTATTGGGGTAGCGCACTTGAATATAAAATGTATTTAAGTAATTATGCCTGCCGAAAATCTCATCCAAAAGCACCTTTAAATACGCACCTTCGGAATCATCAATCTGGCAGCAGAAAAAACCATCATCTGCAAGCAAATTTCGCAAAATTACCAAGCGACTATACATGAGATTCAGCCACGTGGAGTGTTCCAAATTATCATCATAATAATCAAATGCAGCACCTGTGTTATAAGGTGGATCTATGTATATACATTTCACCTGACCCGCAAACCGGGTCTCTAAAGCTTTCAACGCCAGCAGATTATCACCGTGGATAATCATATTCTCGGTGTCCGGGTCAGCGGCAGTATTGGAGAGTGCCGCATTCTCAATCAGCAGACGAGGCTCGATGCGAATAGGCTCGTCCTTCCCATACCATGTAAGTTCCAGTTTATTAGCCATTGCAGTGAACCTCCATCAAAATTGTTGCAGAGGTGTCTGCGGCGGAGAGGGGTTTAATTCCCTTCATTTCAACCATATAAAAATGACACAGACACATCATACTTTTTCCTCCTCGCCGCTGTCCGGCACAAATTCCATAATATCATCAACGCCGCAGTTTAAGGCTCGGCAGATGCTTTCAATCGTATCCAGTGATACATATCCATTCCGTTTCATCCGGGGAACGATATTGGATGAAAATCCGGCTTGCTGCTGAAGCTGAGTGGTAGTCATGTCCCTCTCGATCAGCAGATGGAACAGTCTTTTATAGCTAACAGCCATATCACACCTCCGTGCGTGTTTCTAATCACTTTGAATAATATTATATCACGCAAATGTGAACTTTTCAATACCAAGCAGCCTTCTCGCAGATTTTTTCTGCGTGAGGGCTTATTTTTTTTGCTCTTTTTTCGATTGCCCCGGCAAAAATTGCCCTCTGCCGTGGCTAAGTAGTGAGAAACATATTTTTCAAAAGTTTTCGGCCAATATGCCTATTCCTGTCCAGATGGATTGGTGAGGGGACGGAAAATAAATTTTCGGATTTTTCGTCAAAACGGCTTCTGTTTCCTCGGTAGTGAAGTGAAAGACAGAAAAAATCATTCTGTTTTCGGCCAAACAACTTTTTCATCCTCGGTAGATAAATGTGAGGACAAAAAACTTCTGCTCTTTTTTGAGCGAAAGGGGGTTCGATTCGGAGGGAATTTTCGCTTATAGGCAGAGGTACGAGAAAAATTTCCGGTTTTCTGTTCAAACGCCAATTACATCTCCAGTGGGTAGTGGGGTTGACATTTCTCCCATGTAAACGAGGGCAGCAGAAATTTCATAAAAATATGAATTTCCTTCGTCAAAACGCACCGCCCATCTCCAAAGAGAAGTAGAGGGGAGAAAATTTCAAGAGTTAGGGGCCAAACGCACTTCTCACGTCCGGTGGGAAGTGAAGAAACTTTCAAAAGTTTTCGGCCAAACCGGGATCTGACCTCCAGTGGGTAGTGGGAGAAGAAATTTCTCAAAAAAGTTTTCGGATTTTTCGCCAAAACGCACTTCTCGTTTCCATTAGGGAGTGTAAGGAGAAATTTCCTCAACCTTCGTCAAAACGGCTCCTTGCTGACCAAGTGCCAACTGTAAGGGGCAACACAACATCGAAAGGAGGCACACACAGTGCAAGTTCAATTAGAAAAAATACCGCAGTTTCTAAAGGACAACGGACAGTTCTGCTGTTGGCAGTACGAACTGCGGGACGGTGACAAAACCAAGGTGCCATATACGCCCGGTACCACACGCAAAGCCAATGTAAAAATCCCTGCTACTTTCACAGCCTTTGAGACTGCGGCATCCGCAACAGGCTATGAGGGTATTGGCATCCGTGTCCACGGCGGGATCGTTGGTATCGACCTCGATCACTGCATCGTGGATTGCAAACTGCTCCCGTGGGCACAGGAAATTGTAGACCGCTTCAGTGCGACCTACATCGAGGTCAGTCCCTCCGGCTCGGGTATCCGCATCTTCTGTCTGCTGCCGGACAGCTTCATCTACGATACCCAGACCTACTACATCAAGAAAGGTGACATCGAGGTCTACATTCCCGGTCACACCAACCGATTCCTCACCGTCACCGGCAATGCCCTCACGGAGGCCGATGTGGCAGAAACGGCGGAGGCGCTCCTCTGGCTTCTCGACACCTATATGCGCCGTCCCACACCGCCTACTCCTGCTGTGTCAGTCCCCGGTGAAAGCTACCTCAGCGATGAGGCAGTCATCGAAAAAGCCTCTGCCGCCCGGAACGGAGATAAGTTCCGCAGGCTGTGGGATGGAGACATCACCGGGTATAAGAGCCAGAGCGAAGCGGATGCCGCCCTCGTTGCTACGCTGGCATTCTGGTGCAGCGGTGATAAGGCGCAGATGGACAGGCTGTTCCGGCAGTCCGGCTTGATGCGAGAAAAGTGGGATACCCTCCGTGGCGCTGACACCTACGGCAATATCTCCATCGAAAAGGCGGTGGCTCGGATGACGGACTACTACAAACCCATCATCCCACGCTCCGCCGCCGAGGACTTTGGTGTGGATCGGCTGAAGGAACTTGACCCTATGGACTCCTCCAAATACCCGTGGAACGACATCGGCGCCGGTCACATCTTTGCAGATTTCTACCAAGACCGACTGCGCTATGTGCCGGAACGAAAGATGTGGTTTCACTACGAGGGCGGTATATGGCAGCCGGACACCGGCAATCTCCGTGCGATGCTCTACTGCATGGAACTGGCAGACCTCATGTATACCTTCGCCCTTGAGATAAGGGACGAGGATAAGCGCAAGTCCTATATGAAATATGCCAGCCGATGGCAGAGCCACTCCAACCGGGTCAACATCCTCAAGGATGCCCAAGTGTACCATCCCATTCCGTATGGCAGTTTCGATGCGGACATTTACATTTTCAACTGCAAAAATGGCACTCTGCATATCGACACCGGGGAGTTCACCGAACACCGCAGTGCCGATCTCCTCACCAAGATAAGTCCTGTGGTGTATGACCCGACAGCCTACTCGGAGCGTTTCGCCACCTACATTGACGAAATCATGAGCGGTGATGCTGACCGGGCAAAGTTCCTGCAGAAGATACTCGGCTACGGCCTTACCGGGGATACCCGCCACGAGTGCATGACCATCCTCTACGGCGTGACCACACGCAACGGCAAAGGCACACTCTGCGAGAGCGTACTGAAAGTGCTTGGGGATTACGGCTGTGCCTCCCGCCCGGAGACCATCGCTATGAAAAGCTACACCAATGGCTCACAGCCGAGTGAGGATGTGGCCCGTCTCGCCGGTGTCCGTTTCGTGAATATCCCGGAGCCGGGAAAAGGCATGGTGTTGGATGCCGCCAAGGTCAAAGCAATGACCGGCAACGATACCCTCAATGCCCGTTTCCTACATGAGAACAGCTTTGATTTCCAACCGCAGTTCAAGATCTATGTGAACACCAACTTCCTGCCGGTCATCAACGATATGACCCTGTTCTCCAGTGACCGCATCATCATTATCCCGTTTGACCGCCACTTCGATGAGCAGTCCCGTGATACCACGCTCAAGCGCCGCTTTGCGGAGGAGGGTGTCCAGAGCGCCATCCTCAACTGGCTGTTGGAGGGATATCGCCTGTTGCAGACGGAAGGACTGTTCCTGCCCAAGTCCGTGAAGGATGCCACAGACCGCTATCAGCACGACAGCGACAAGATGGCGCTGTTCTTTGAGGACAACCTCGTGGCGGACGATACAGCCGAGGAACTGACCTCCACGGTCTATGCCCGGTATAAGGGATGGTGCCAAGAGAACGGCAGTTACCCGGAGGGCATGAAGAACTTTAAGCAAGGGCTGCAGGCTTTTGCCCAAGTAGTCCGCAAGCGCCCCAAACACGGCGGTGAGAAAACCACGATGCTCATCGGCTATCGGCTCATTTCCGAGTTCGACACTCCACCGCTGACATAAATCACACAGCTTGGGGCAATGTGGCAGATGATTATAGGTTTTCTCTATAGGAAAACAAATCTTGAAAACAACCATAATTACTTGCCACATTGCCCCAAGCAGAAAGGAGGCGGTGCCTATGATTGCGTAGCATCCCGTGACCATACACCCAAAATCAACGAAAGGAGCAGAAAAATGCGACACAAATTCTTCTACGGCATGGAGCCGGGTATCAACAACTTCAGTCCCAAGGATTTTTCCGAGCGTGACTATGACTGCCACATCATCTTCCAGAACAAGCGTGGTATGCCTGTGGCGGTGTCCCGTCACAAGACGATGGATTTCTGGAAAGTGCAGAACGGCTTTTCCTCCGTATTCTTCGGTACGAAGGCAGAGGCATTGGCATATTGCAGAGGCCGTTTTCTGGACGCTGATGGAAAGGCGGTGTAAGCCATGACCGAGATCCGCTACTACCCACTCATCGACTGCGATACCGAGGGTACGGAAAAGGTGGCAATGATCCCCACGCCCAACGGAAACACAGTCAAGGCGCAGAGCGAGATGTGGCTTGAGGAGATGATTCCCCACCACTTCCGGCTCTACACCAAAAACCGCAGTTCCGCTGATACCTTTAATATCCGCTGCCCTCGCTGCGGCACGGCGCTGAAGCGTATCAGTGCGGGCATCAACGAAACCAAGCATGGCCTGTATGTATGCAGTGCCTGCAATAAGAAATAAGGAGGACACCAATATGGTAAACGAAGTCAAAAAGGAATTCTTGGTGGAGCATTTCCGCAAGCACGATTTCATCACCCTGTACAAGCAGGACGGCACTCCCGTCACCTTCAGCAAGCAGCACCACATCCGTCTTTACGGCGGACACCGCGACCTTGTGTTCAAGGACTACGGTGAGTTTCTTGCTTTCTGCAAAAAGCAGCGCCTTTGCCAGAAGCCGGTTCCCATCACCGTCACCTAAATCCCCGTGCGTACCCTGCGTCCGGGAGGGGCGGTCACGATCTCTGTGGCTTTTCACCCGGACAACGGGCGTGGGGCCTCACGCACAAATTCGCGTATTCAAAGGGGTAATATACCCAATTCAAACAATATGGAGGTTTTTATTATGAATCTGACCAAAGAGTTCTTTGAAAAGCAGCTCAAGAAGCATGAGAAGGTCACAATCTTCTCCCCGGAGAACATCTCTCTGGACATCAGCAAGGTGCCTTATATTCGCAGGGATGACACCGATACCGAATTCGATATGGACTGCGCCGACCTCGCAGATTACTGCAACGCCCTCGGTCTGTCCACCAAGCCTAACAACATTTAAGGGGGATTTTACAATGAGTACCATCGACACCTTTACTCCCGTCAATCAGCCGGAGTACCACAACCACTTCTGGAACTACCTTATGGGCAAGGAGGGGCATGAGACCTTCCTCGACCTCGGCAGAAAGGTCACCGGCGCATATGCGATGCCGACCACTTCTTCCAAGAAGTTCGAAGATAAGCTGAAGGCAGAGAGCCTCTTCCGTCAGCTTTCCACTGTCCACTATGCGCCCAACGGCCCTTCCACCATCCTTGCGAGGGTCAATACCGACTCCGCTGAATGGGTCGGCCCCGGCGGTGCTATCAACGCCTACGATGCCATCAACGATTTCAGCACCTACAAGCTGAATGACCACAAGCTGGCTGTCATTATGCAGCTTGACGCATCCTTCCTGCACGATAACCACAACATCTTTGAGTCCTATTTCACTGACAGACTGGTCAAGGATTTCGCCCATGCAGAGGAGCGTGGCTTCATCAACGGCACAGGCGAAGATATGCCCACCGGCATTCTGGCAGAGGACGGCGGCGCAGAGGTCGGTGTGACCGCTGATGCCATCACCTTCGAAAATGTGGTCAAGCTGTTCTTCTCCGCCAAGCCGGAGTACCGCAAGAATGGCGTGTGGATGATGAGCAGCGAAACCGCACTGGCAATTCGCTCCCTTACCGATGCCGCCGGTCAGCCTCTTTGGAATCACGCCAACGATACCATTCTGGGCAAGAAGGTGTACATCTCCGAATATATGCCCGGTGCGGAATCCGGCAGCAAGCCTATCGCCTTTGGTGATTTCAGCTATTACTGGATTGTGGAGCGTACCAGTATGACCATCCGCACCCTGCGTGAGCGTTTCTTCGAAACCGACCAGATCGGCTACCTCGCCTTTGAACTTCTGGACGGCAAACTGATTCGCCCCGAAGCCATTAAGGTCATGCAGATGACCGCATAATTTCCGGGAGGCCCCTGTGGGCAGTATCCTGCAGGGGCTATTCCCTCTAAAACTTATGCGAATTTGTGCGTAAGACCCAACGCCCGTTGTCCGAAGATACAGGTACAGAGATTAGACCCGCCCTACCGGGTCGGAAAGGAGAACGATATGGATGTGAACACCATTACCAACAAGAAACCAAGCCGTGTCACAGAAATGCAGGTCGGTGATACGCTTTTCACCGTAGTCTCCGTTGAAAGTGACCGCGCCAGAGAACGCCTATATGATAAGGTAAAAAGGATGATACTGAACAATGAAACTACGGAAACGCCCGCCACGCCTACGGCTGCATAAACGCCTGTGCGGTAGGCCGTGCCGTTATCATAAAATTCACACCAAAGACCGCAAATAAACCTTGACTTATCCGCAATAGTACGGGAATATATAGTACCCGCTTGAGGACTGTCGGAAAGGAGCATATCATGAAACAATTAAATAGACAGTCCTCCACTATTGCGACGGATAAAATCACGGCTCTGTATTGCCGCCTCTCCCGTGACGATGAACTTCAAGGGGATAGCAATTCCATACTGAATCAAAAGGCTATCCTCCAGAAATTCGCTGATGACAATGGCCTCGGAAACACCTTGTATTTTGTTGACGATGGGTACAGCGGCACCAACTTTGACCGCCCGGACTGGCAGCGCCTTATGGCTCTTGTGGACGAGGGCAAGGTCAGTACGGTCATCGTAAAGGACATGAGCAGACTGGGCAGAGACTACCTCAAGGTAGGCTACTACACCGAGGTGGTACTACCCGGCGCAGATGTCCGATTCATTGCCATCAACAACGGCGTGGACAGTGCCAATCAGCAGGATAGCGATTTTACTCCGTTTCTCAACATCATTAACGAATGGTACGCCAAGGACACCAGTAAGAAGATTCGTGCGGTGTTCAAGGCAAAGGGTGAATCCGGCAAACCGCTGTGTACCAACCCTCCGTATGGCTACCTCAAAGACCCGGATGATAAGCATCACTGGATAGTGGATGAGGTCGCAGCCGATGTGGTTAGGGACATCTTCAAAATGTGCGTAGCCGGAAAGGGGCCTTCACAGATAGCCAAGGCTCTGTCACAGCGACAGATACCCGTTCCCACAGTGCATCTCCACCGCATGGGCATCAACACTCCTGCGAGAGAGCCGGAGGACATTTATGCTTGGCAACAGCGCACCATAGCAGATATTCTGGTGAAAATGGAATACTTGGGTCACACGGTCAATTTCAAGACCCAGAAGAAATCCTACAAATCAAAGAAAAAGGTCAACAATGACCCTTCCCAATGGGTAATCTTCGAAAATACCCACGAAGCCATTATTGACCAAGAAACCTTTGATATTGTCCAGAATATCCGCAACGGCAGACGCAGGCTCACACCGATGGGCGAAATGCCGGTCTTGTCGGGAATGCTGTTCTGCGCCGACTGCGGTGCGAAACTGTACCAAGTCCGAGCCAGAGGATGGACGCACGAGCAGGAGCATTTCGTCTGCGCTACCTACCGCAAGCAAAAAGGAAAATGCACCTCCCACCAAATCCGCAATGTGCAGGTGGAGCAGATTCTGCTGACGGAGATAAATCGGATGCTTGCCTTTGTGCGTGAACGGGAGTCCGAATTTGTGGAACTGCTCACCAAGAAAAACGAGCGTGACCTCAATCGGCAGTTCCGTGAATGCAGCCGGGAATTGGAACAGGCCACACAGCGTATCACCAAACTGGACGGCATCATCCAACGGCTCTACGAGGATAACCTCGATGGTAAAATCAGCGATGAGCGTTTCGCCAAGATGACCGCCACCTACGAGCAGGAGCAGAAAGACCTCTCCGCACGGGTGATCGTGCTGCGTGAGACCCTCGCCAAAGCCAAGACCCAACGGCTCAACATTGATTCCTTTCTCGCACAGGTCAAGAAATACACCGAGGTCAAGGAACTGGATGCGGAGATCATCCGAGCCTTGGTGGAGCGTATCGATGTGTTCACGCCGGAGAAGGTGCCGGGTATCAGAACGAAAAAGCAGACCATTCTCATCCATTGGAACTTCATCGGAGCAGTCGAACTGCCCCAAGAACAGAAAAAATCGGCATAGCCGGATTTCTCCAAACTATGCCGATATTTTTCCAAGGAATAAAATCCCTTAGTGAGCCACCCTTTTGCCGTCCTCTTTGTTTTTAAAGTCCAGTATCTGCGTTACAACGTGAGAGCACAGGAGCATGCCGGCTGTGGCGGGAACCCATACGAGGCTTCCCGGAACGCTTCTTCTGCCGGGGGGCGGCTCTTCCACATCCTCCGGCTTCATTGCGGGCTCTTTGCTGTACACCACCGGCAGATGTTCTATTCCCCTTCTCCGGAG